GAACTAGGTATAAGATTAATGCTACCAAATGAATATGAGTAATGAGTATGGAAATATAAGGTTTGCTGAAATTAAAGATTTAAAATATATTGTTAGCCTTTCAAAAACAGAAAGCAACTGTTTAGGTTTTATTCCTAAAATAGCTTATGAAGCAGCTATCACAGGAATTAAAACAGGGAAAAGATGGAGTGATACCTGCAACGATAAATTATGGGTATGTGAATGTAATAACGATTTGGTAGGGTTTGTTTTAGCTTCTTTTGGTAGAGTTGGTTCAGTATGGAAAATGGGTAAGATAGCTCAAATATGTTTGCAAACTGATGCAAGAATGATGAAAAGAGGGCAGCTCCTTTTGGATAGTGTTATTGATTATGGTTCTAAAAAAGGAACTCTGTCTTTTAGTTGTGGGTGTGCAGATGATTTACCTTCTAACATATTTTGGCAAACTATGGGGTGGCATAAGATAGGACAGAGATACGGAATAAGTCATCAAAACACTTGGAAACAAACAAGCAAAAGAAAAGTAAATATTTATAGATATGACCCTTATGACTTATTTTTACAAACAAATTAGATTAATTTCTATTATATAACATAGGATTGAATAATCAATCTTTTTCAATTATGGATAAACGAATAAATAACGGTGGAGCAAGACAAGGTGCAGGGCGTAAGTCTAAGGCAGCAGAACAAAAGTTAATAGAGAATTTAACACCTATGAATAGTATGGCTTTAGAGTCCTTAGAAAAAGGATTAGAAAAGAAAGAACAATGGGCGGTTAAGTTATTCTTTGAATACTTCTATGGTAAACCTCAACAAAGAGTAGATGTAACTTCAAATGAAGAAACTCTTAATATGCCTGTAATAACATTTGTAGAAACTGAAACTGAATAGCAAATATAACGCACTATTTACTTCTGATGCTAGATACTTCATTATAACAGGGGGTAGAGGATCAGGAAAGTCTTTTGCAGTCACGGTCTTTCTAACGCTTTTAACTATGACAGAAGGAATTAGAATACTGTTCACAAGATATACTATGACTTCAGCACGTCTTTCAATAATACCTGAGTTCTTAGAAAAAATAAGTCTTTTAAATTATGACAGCATATTTAGTGTAAACAAAGCTGAGGTTGTAAACTTAAAGAACAAATCAGATATACTATTTAGAGGGATCAAGACTTCAGCAGGTAATCAAACTGCAAGTCTAAAATCTTTGACAGGCGTATCTACTTGGGTACTTGATGAGGCTGAAGAATTAATAGACGAAAACATCTTTGATACAATAGACCTTAGTATTAGAGAAAAGGAAATACAGAATAGAATTATATTAGTATTAAATCCTGTGACTAAAGACAATTGGATTTATGAAAGGTTCTTTGAAGGTAAAGGGATAGAGGCTGGTTTTAATGGCGTGAAAGACAATGTATGCTATATCCATAGTACATACCTAGACAATAAAGAAAACCTCTCAGAGAGCTTCCTGGAACGTGTTGGGGCTATGAAGCATACAAACTTTAAAAAATATACTCAAAAACTGCTTGGACAATGGTTAGATAGAGCTGAAGGGGTAGTGTTTGATAATTGGAGTGTAGGTGAGTTTAATCCTGACAATTTACAGACTTCATGTGGAATGGACTTTGGATTTAGTATTGATCCTGATAGTCTTACAGAAGTGGCAATAGATAAGAAGCATAAGAAGATATATTTAAAAGAACACATATACAAAAATGGTTTAAAGTCACAAGAACTTGCTCAGATAGTATTAGACAAGGTGGGCAATAAACTAATAATTGCAGATAGTGCAGAGCCTCGACTTATTGCAGACCTCAAGCACTTAGGCGTAAATATCAAACCTGTCAAGAAAGGAACTATTGAAAGTGGTATAACAAGAATGCAAGATTATCATTTAGTTGTTAGCCCTGAAAGCACAAACATAGCTAAAGAATTAAATAACTATGTATATGCAGACAAGGGCTCAAAGTTGTATGTAGATTCATTCAATCACGCAATAGATTCTGCGAGATATAACATAATATATCACTTAGACAATCCAAATGCAGGGAAGTATTTTGTGCAATAAAAAAAGGGGCAAGAACAAAAATCTTAACCCCTTTTAAAACAAGATAATGAAGAACGTGGCAAATATAACATTTTAAATTAAACACTTAAACTAAATATTAACAATTTCTATTATATAATATATGAAGGTAAAGATTAAGAAAAAGGGTAAAATAAAAGACTTTAAATTAATTAGTAAGTGGGAGGATGTAACATTAGAAAATTGGATAAAACTAATTGATTTTAAAAAAGAAACAAAAACAAAAGAAGCAAAAGAAACAATAGCTTTATTATCTAATATTCCTAAAGACTTAATAAATGAATTGGAATTAAAAGATGTTGTTTTAATATTAAGTAAAGTTGTAGAGTATCAAGAAAAACAAAATAGTTCTTTAAAAAAAATTATCACAATAGATGGTAAAGAGTACGGCTTTCATTCAGATTTAGAAGCCCTTACTTTGGGTGAGTTTGCAGATTTAGAGCAGTTTATAAAATTAGGAGTTCAAAAACATTTACCAGATATTATGGCGATTTTATACAGACCAGTGGTAGCTAGAGAAGGGGAGTTGTATGCTATTGAAGCGTATGATGGAAATATAAAAATGAGGGCGGAGAAAATGAAAAAAATGTCAGCAGAGCAAGTGCAAAGTGCACTGGTTTTTTTTTATCTTTTAGGCAGCGTATTTTTGATGATTACCGAATCATTTTTAGCGGCACGCCTGAAGGAAATGAAGAAGCAATCGCAAGCGAATCATTTGCCGAAAAATGGGGGTACTTCGGAATAATGTACAGATTGTGTAATGCAGATATTTCAAAATTAGAACAAATAACAAAACTTAATCTTTTAGAAGCATTTACCTGGTTAAGTTATGAAACAGACTTAGACACACAAAATAAAGTTAAAAGACATGATAGCAAATAAGACATACAATAATGCAATTGATACTCTTAAACAATTAGGAGCAGAGCATGAACAAATAGCTACTACAACCACTGGAGATATTTGGAAAATTGATCTTGCTAAAAACACTTTGTTTCCTTTGTTTCATATAAACCCAATAAATGTAACAACAGGACAATCTACACTTACTTACAACTTTCAGCTTTTTGTTATGGATTCTGTAACAGAGAAAGAAAATTGGACTGAAGCTAATATACAGTCAGCAAATTATTTAAGCAATGAGCAAGAAGTTATGTCAAGTTGTTTACAAATTTGTGTAGATATTATAGGAATGATGCGACACAGTAAGTGGCAGGGAGCAGGCGAGCTAGATATTAATGAGCCAGTTTATTTTACAGAAGGCGAATATACCTTAGAACCATTTCAAGAACGCTTTGACAATCTTTTAACAGGCTTTGTGTTCTCAATAGGCATAGTAGTTCAGAATGACTTTCAAACTTGCACAATACCTGTTGCAAATAATCCAATAGGTAAATAATGAAATTCAAAATAGGAAAATATACAATAGAAATAGGATTTTTTAAAATAACAATTAAATTATGAAATACGAGGAGTTATTAGAAAAATTAGAATCAATAAGTATTGAGCTAGAAACTTATAATGATTATCCGCAAAGTGCCACTAATAATGCAAAGAAAGCTAGAAAATGGAAAGAAGAAAATGGTAGTGATTGCGGAACTCGTGTTGGATGGACTCGCAGCTCACAATTAGCAAATAGAGAAAACATAAGCAGAGATACAATAGCTAGAATGGCTTCATTTAAAAGACATCAACAACACAAAGACGTACCCTATTCAGAAGGTTGTGGGGGCTTAATGTGGGATGCTTGGGGTGGAACTTCAGGCATAGAGTGGGCAATAAATAAATTAAAACAAATAGATAAAAAATAAAAATTATGGCAGATTTAACAACAACAATTACAGAGTCGGTAGTCTTAAATGGATCAGTGCGTGGTAGCACAAATTCACTTACGACAACTGGAATAGTAGACGTATTTGAAAGAATATTAACATGTACTCATTCACAAACAACAACAGTAGCAGTATTTAATTCAACGCCTCATGGAGCTGACGGTGCTTTAGATGTAGAAAATTGTAAATACTTTAGAATAACTAATTTAAGTACAGACCAAGATATGAAGGTTGCTTTTGTAACAGCTAATACTAATTATCAAGTAACTGTAAGGGCAGGAGGCTCTCACGTATTATTTCAAGCAGAAGAAGTAATGATAGGTGAAGAAGATGCAAGTCCTGCCTTTCCTACACTAGAAGATTTGGTGACAGTAGAAGTAAGACCTTCAGCTACAACTGACGTTCAAGTAGAATTGTTTGCAGGGCTTGTATAATGGAAACTAAAAAACTAGAAAGGTATTTAGATAGCTTTGGTAAATATGTAGTTCAGCAATCAAGAAGCAATCTTACTAAAGCCAAAAAAAATGTTAATAAGGATTTATATAATTCTATTAAATTTGAGGTGGTAAGTACCGCTGAAGGATTATCTATAAAATTCTACATGGCAAACTATGGGGCTTTTGTAGATAAAGGAGTTTCTGGTAATAAGGAAAAACAAAGTTATAGAAACTGGGAGGGTAAAAAAGTTTCAAGCCCTTTTAAATATGGAGCAAAACAACCTCCTTCTGGAATTATAGAAAAATGGATAAGCAAAAAAGGGTTAAAAGGTAGAGTTGACAAAAATTGGAAAAGTGCAGGCAATAGAGGAGGGCAATTTATTTCAAATAAATCATTTGCCTATTTAATAGCTAGGTCAATTAAATTAAAAGGAATTAAAAGTTTAAGTTTTTTTCAAAGACCTTTAGAACTTGGTTTAGAAAAATTAGGAGAAGAATATTTAGTATCATTAAAAGAAGACATCATAGACGGATTAACACAGATAAAATAAAATGGCATTAGAAATAATACAACAACCTTTAGGCACTACCGCAAACAGCATATATTTTAGGGTGCCCGTAGGACAGCAAATAATTTTTGCAGTGGCTGATACTACAATAGTAGCTACTGCTTTTAACGTAAAGTATATAGCTGAAGTTCATATAAGCACAGATGGTCAGATATTAATTAATGATGATACAAGAATAGGTACATTTAAAACAACTCCTAATAATGCAGGCTCTGGAATATTTGATTTAAAACCTGTGCTAGAAAGTTTTGTAAAACCAGATAATGATGCTTCTGCTGGAGATACAAGCTATAAGCTTAACAAAGATATTGACCCTCCTTTGCATTTAATAGACAGATTTTCTTTAAGTGAAAATTCAATAAAAATGTTTGGGGTTAAATTTTATGCAGAATATTCATTATCAGCTACAAGTGAAATACTACAAACTGATCCTGTTTTAAGCGAGATATGGATGATATTTAACGGGGTATTGCAATACAATGATCCGCTTACTTTAATAAATGGTAGATATGGGTATGACCTTAGTAAATTTGCAACATCTTCTTCAGGAGATAAAATGTATTTTTTAAGTAATGCTCCTACCACTCAATATGCAACAATCACCGACTACGGTACATTACCGTTTCTTAATTGGACAAGCAATCTTACAGGGATTCCAGAAAATATTGAAAATGTGCGTTTTAAACTTTATGACTCTAGCGACTCATTATTAATAGCTCAAACACAAGCAAATGTAGACACTACTGGAGGGATTAGTAATTTTAATTTTGAAGCTAAAAACTTTCTAATGTATGTTGGTGCATTTCCAGGTAATTTAAGGCATAACTCAGGAATTAATGCTGTTTTTGAAGCAGGGAATGTATCATATTATACAGTACAATTAACAGATACTGCGGGGGATGTAAGCGTAGAATATAGAATAAACATTATTTGTCCTAGCCTAAAGGGCTATGAAAGCGTAAGGCTTGGTTGGTTAAATCAATGGGGCACTTGGGATTACTATACTTTCAACATGAAATCTACTCGTTCTACTACTACTAAAAAAATACCTTATCATCAAGAAGGGGGGACTTGGAACGAAAGCACTTTTAAAATAAAAGGATGGAAAGGAGGGAAGAAAAATTTTAGAGTAAATTCAACTGAAAAAATTATATTAAATACAGATTTTGTTACGGAAGCAGAGGCAGCTTGGTTTGAAGAGCTAATAAATAGCAACGAGGTTTATATAATAAACGGATTTGATGGAACAGAAGTAACGCCTTATAATACTATTACTAATAAATATATAGAGCCTGTTGTTTTAACTACTTCTAGTTATATTAAAAAAACAATTGCCAACGACAAGCTTATGCAATATACTTTTGAAGTTGAAAAGAGTAAAATGCTAAGAACACAATCTGCATAATGAGCACACAATTAATTTTATATCCGCAAAATTACAAAGGGTTTAGAACTAGTTCCGCAGGAGCTGTTGAATACGTTGTAGATGGACAATTTTTTTCAACTCTTAATAGTTCGTCTACAATAACAAATCCTGGAATTATTGCTGCTGTGCTTTCTTCTCAGCCTCCTGCAATTCTAAATACGTGGTACAGGGCGAGAACTAATGCAGCCATAGAATATCCGAAAGAAGTAAACACGGCTTTAGTTTTTTATACAGTAGCAACTAGTGCTTACAGCAGTTATGTTTATCAAAGATTATCTAATTTAACAGTGGGTCAAAATTATACCGTAACTATAAATTTAGTATCTAATAGTTCAGGGACATTTTATATTTCTGCTAGAAACGGGTCTTTGTATAATGCAATAACTTTTACCAGTTACGCTGTAAATACTAATCAGATAACAGGAAACTTCACGGCTCAAACAACAACTGATATTTTATTGTTAGCATTTATGGATGGCACTAATAATAATCTAAATGTAAATAGTGTTTCTGTAAAGGAGACTACGTCAACTCCCAGCTTAGTATATACGGATATTCAAGACGGACAAGTCATTTGTGATTTATACCAAGAAGAAGACATCCCTTTAACTTTAAGCGTAGACAACTTTAAAAATGTAGCAGAAAAAATACAATCATACTCAAAGAATTTTAATTTGCCTGCAACAAAAAGAAATAATAGAATTTTTAACAATATGTTTGAGATTACAAGGGCAGACGATGGTTTAATTTTCAACCCTTATGTAAAAACTCAATGCGTCTTAAAACAAGATGGCTTCTTGATATTTGAAGGTTATTTAAGAATGATTGATATAAAAGAAAAAAATGGAGAAATAAGTTATAATGTAAATTTATATTCAGAAGTAATAGCTTTAGCGGATGTATTAAAAGACAAAAAATTTAAAGACTTAGACCTTGCGGAATTAAAAAGTGACTACAATATTACAAACATAAAAAAGAGTTGGGATGATACGGTAGGGCTTGAATTAGAAAATGCTTTATCGCTTTCTAGTTTTGCTTATGATGCTGCCTTAGGAGTGAATAATACTAATGTAATGAAATATCCTTTTATAGACTGGAATCATCAGTTCTATTTAAATTCAAATGTCAGTGTTGAACTACCTAATCTAAATTCAGCATTTAGACCGTGTATTCAACTAAAGTATTTAATAAATAAAATATTTTCAGAATCAGGATTTACTTGGAAGTCTAATTTTTTTGACAGCACAGATTTTGGAAAATTATTTATGGATTTTAATTGGGGTAATGAAGAAAATCCTACCGATATTCATAAAGACGGTTGGGGGCAATATAAACCAACTGATAGTCCTGCCGATAATTTTGCCTCAACTACTTATAAAGCAATGAAATTAACACAAGCTGGTTCTATTCCATCGGAGCTTGGTTATGATGTGTCAACTGGCGTGTTTACATTACCTGCTGGGCAGGGAGACACTGAATTTATTATTGTATTTAACACTGAATTTGTTTTTTTAAACAAAGACAATATGCCAGATTTGCACATGAGATGGATTCATAACGGCAACGCTGTACCTACTACGACTCAAGTAGTGCAATCTGGGGATGTGCGGGGTAGTGCTATTGCTTATGTTTCGCAAATTTTTGGAGGATCAGTAACTGGTATAACACTGCTAGCTAATAATGGAGGCTACTATAATTCAGCTCCAACAATAACTTTTGATGTTGGTCAAGGAGCTTTTTCAGGGTCAGGATCAGGAGCTACGGCTGTTGCAACTGGTACTTTTC